AAGTCTATCTCCGTAGTTGTTTTTTAGTTCTGGGTATCTAGCAGTCCAGATTCTAGTTTCATATCCACGTTCTTCTAAAGTTAGATATACAGAATTTTCTACTTGTGGTGTACCAAGAAAAGTAATTTTGCCATTTGGTTTTAGTATTGCTTCAAATTCTTTTACAGCTTCAGATAGCTTGTCTCTCATAGGTTGGGTAAAAGAATTATTGGGTACTTCTACGTCATCAGCTATAACTTCATCAGCCCTAGCACCAGACATCTGCCCTAAGACCCCTCTGGACGAACAGGAGG